TATAAACCCGCGCTTTCCTTTTGGAACCATTCTTGCCGATGATGTCATTAACAACTTATTCGTCAATATCTCAGCGTATGTAATGCCGCCATTTGAAACTATGATATCACCAGCAGCTTTTAAATTGCTGCCTACAGTCATCACGTGCATTTCATTAATAAAATAAATATCAGTGGCGGCAGTTAATACCGGAGTTAATCCGGCAAGCGTCACTATTTCAGTATGTTCAATCAAGTTTACATCAAGATAATGTAACTCAATTGTTCTAATTCCAGTACCAGCGGCAGAATCATTAGCGCTAGAACTTACAATGCTCATTTGAACGCCACCAATGGCAGGCCCAACAAAAGCACCATTTGACCAAATTACAGAATCTTCTTGGCTTCCGGCAAATACTCTTTCACCAAATGCGGCAAATCCGTAAGCGTTTGGAACTTTACCGCGTGCAATGTCGTTTTCAATATTATCAACTGGAAGGCGATCTAATCGAGTAACTAACTCGTGAGAGGTATCAGCTTTCGCAGAAGTTGAGAGCCTAATACCTTGAGCAGACATTATTTAGCCTTTTTAGACGGTGCTTTAACTTCTTTAGCGGCAGGAGCATCAGACCATTCAACATCAGTCTTGAGCATATCTTCTTTATTAATTACAGCATAACCGTAAGGGTTATCTTTGCGTACTACTTTTACAGTTTCCATTTCTGACTCCTAAAAAGCCACCCCCCGAAAGAGGTGGCTAGTTTCAGACTTAGCCCAACAACAGAGCGGTATGCTCTGGCTTGATGTTTTTAACACCCCAAGCCAAACCAACTTCGTAACGTACTTTTCTGTAGCCTTTGTACATTGCAAATTCCATTGTCAAACCTGAGCGTGGATCAGTGATCAGCATAACGTCTTCAGCCATGTCACCTTCTTCTGGACGGGCAGGAGCGCGAGCAGCAAGAACGATAGCAGAGCGGTTGAACGCCATGTTACGAGCAGAAGAACCAACAACAGTCAGAGCAGTTGCAGAAGTTCCGATAGCCTTACGCAGACCAGGAGCAGCCAGAGTAATAGTGCCGCCGCCAGAAACATCAGCATCACCAGATACAACAACATACTTGTTAGTGTCGCCAGCAAAAGTAACAACGTCACCAGCCAAAAGTGCGCCAGTACCAGCAGAAGCCAAAGTCAGTACAGTTGTACCAACAGCATAGCCAGCGTTGTTAGTAGTAGCATTAGCAGCACTACCAGCAGTGTGGTTGTTAATCTGAGCAGACTCACGCAGTGGCATACCAGCTAGATCAAGCAAAACGCCTTGACGAAGCATAGAGTCAGTACCAGCAGAGTTTACGGCAGATTGCTTACCAATGAAGTTAGCACCAGCAGAAGTATTCAATACTAACTGGTTGTCACTTACTGGTGATCCGTTATCCTTCAGAATCTTCAGTACGTTAGACGCATCAGTGTAGTCGTTAGCAGTTCCGAAAGGAGTGCTACCAGCAGTACCGTAAGCGCGGCTAAAAGTAGACTGAAGGCCAGCCAGGTCAAATTCAACTTCGTTAACCATTGCACGGATTGCCTGAGCAATCTTAGCAGCACGAACGCCCATGTAAGTAGCGCCAGTGTTTAGTTTCTTCTGGTCATCACCGTTAAAACCAAACTCAGCAGCGCGAGACTTGGTGATTTGGATGATAGTGCTTCCAGAAGTTTGACCAGTTGGATCAGGGATGGTCATAGCAGGAGTGATGTCAGATACATTACCTACTGGCTCAACGTCAACAACGATGTTTTGGTTGATACCGGCACGTTCTGCGCTGGCGTTCATAGTTACCGCAGGAATTAGACCTGTGAGTTCGCGTGATACAACATCCAGAGCTTCATAAATATCTGGAACGATTGAGGAGATAGTATTCTCAGCCATTTTAAATTACCTTTCAATTATCAGTTATAGTGCCACCGGACTTCACAAATTCCATCCGTTTGGCTGGGTTAAGTGCCTCAAATTCGGCACGACTTCTTACCTTTGTGGCACCGCCACTATTTGAGCCACCAGAGGCACCGCCGCCCGATGATTGATTGCCTTTCAACAATGCAGAATATCTTGCATCGTTTTTAAACTCGGATTTAAGATCGTCAAACGAACTAACGGTCAAATTACCATTTACGTCTGTAACCTTAACACCATCCTCGTGAAATTTCAATCTACGGCCTATGAACTCACTTAACAACTCAGCATTTGCGCCATCTGCAAGATCAGCGGCTAATTTCATTGCTGTATTGTTTCTTTTCTCGTTCGCTATGCCTTGACGTAAATTATCAAGTTCACCCAGAGTTGTTTCATACTTTTCCTGGGCAGATTTATGAAGTTGCTCATAATCACCCTTCTCTCGTGCAATTCTTTCCCTTTCGGCCTGAGTTTCGGCCTCGATTTCCCGTTTTGCTTGTTTAGCTCGTTTTGCTTCCGTTAATAGCTCTTCCATCTTAGCTTTCATGGCGTTGTTCTCTGCCATTAATTGAGATAGGTCTACTGNTGGAGCTTCTTGTTGCACTTCTGCTACTTCTGTTTCTTCACTCATTTAAATCACCTTTTGGTCACAAACCAAGCGATCACTGATCACTTATAAGTCAGAGAATACAATTTGATTCATACTCTCTAGTTCAGAAAGGGTGTAAACCCTTCCGGTTGGGTCAACAAACTTATCAATACCAAGTTTGCCAGCTCTAAATAGACGAGAACGCTCAATACCTAACGCCTCATCTATAAATTCTTTATTTTGAGTCTTGAGCCATTCGCCGTAGCTCTTTTTTATTGGAACGTACTCTGTTCCCTCTGAACCTTTTGCTTTTCGGTAAATACTACTATTTTCCGCGATAATATCAGGAATAGTTGTTGATCTACACCCGTAATGTGCTGGCGGCATCGGGCCAGAGCCTACCAGGTACTCTTTTTGATCTCGACTCATACAAAGTAATGTTGTTCTTCCATCTAAAGTAGAAACCCATCGGTACTTACCAACTAAGTTATTGTTTTTCCCGTACACGTTTGCTCTACCCATAGCAGCAGCATGATTGATGATGGTAGATATAAGTGAATTGATCTGACGAGACATGATAGTGCGTATAATACTGTCAACTAATTTCATGATGGAAAAAGTCGCTGCTCCAGCTCCTGCACCGTCAATAATCGCTTGTTTGATTTGATCAGTCTTTTTAATAGCAAATGTATTCAGCGCATCCGAGATAATAACACCACCACTGACCGCCATAGCACTACCCATTACGGCAATTTTAATTTCTTGCTCTGTCGGCAGGATAAATGGCAAAGCAGATGCTTTAATTAGCAAGCTATTTGTAAATGACGCTTCACTCAGGGCTATTTCCTGAGCATCAAACTCAATAAGCAGTCTGATCTCTCGAAATGTCAATTCGCTAAATGCGTCAATGTCCTGAAGAACATCTTTCAGCCTTCGTGCCGCAAAGTTATTCGGCTCTTGACTTAGGCGAGCATTAATCCTTTGACGAAGACGGTTTAATATCTTGACAGCCTCTTTCGACCTGCCATTACCGTAGCGCTGCAAGAATACCTGCCGCCTAGTCGCAGCATCTATCAAATATTGATCAGTAATCATTATTTACCGTACGGCTTAGACTTCTTCTTCTTCATTAGTTACTCCTTTTACGCTTGGTGGGGCAATAGATAGAGTTCCTGCGTCCATTTCAAGCACATCATCTGACTCTATCTCATCGTCTAACACTTCATCAGTTCTGTCATGATCAAGAAGGCTTGCTTTACGCATCAAGTGTCTAATATCTGATTTAGCGATGACACCACGATCCATAAGCTGGATATTTGCCATAAGTAAGTTGGGGTCAACAGTAGAGTCGTAGAACTCTTTGTTGATTTCTATTTCAGGGTCAACAGTACCGCCCATAAACAGCATTGCCCACTTTAGGCATTTCTCGAAAGACTCTTGGACGTTAATGATGATAGCGCCCAGCTTACTGTTATGCCCGGCGAATCTAATCTTGGCAGCTTCGGCAGTCTCCCTGCCTCCACCGTCTTGAATGATCCGAGTTCCGATCTTAACCATCTGCATTTCTTTCATCTCCATCCCTTTCAGCGGCATTTGGTTCTCATTTGCCTGGAGGAGTTGAGCGCCACCGCCTTCCGGTAACAGAATGGCAGATCGCGAGCCGAATGAGATGCCTCCAGACATATTCTGGTCTACCCATGACTGAGTAAGGCCGGAAAACGCTGGAGTAGGCTGACCAACCAAGAAAGATGATTCTTCGTAGTCAGCAGAGTTGCGGTAGTGAGAAATATTGATCTCAGCGATGTCATATAGAGGCGCTTTATCAATAGTCTCGTCATTATTAACAGAACCGATAAACGCGAACGGAATTTCAGTCCAGAGCGAGCCGTCAGACTTGCGAGGGTAGATATCTACCTCACCATTACCGTATTCGACAATATCACCGTCTTCGTTGTACAAATTTTGTACATATACGCCATTCTTTAACAGAAGGACACGGTGATACATGCATTCTTCGTAATCAAAGCCATCATTAGAATCTTTCAGGGTAGGCTCTTGCAATACGACCAGGGATAGCTTCTTTAGGCCGCCCATAGTCGTAGTTCGCCAGTTAATAACAGATTCTGCCGGGTAAGGGAGGATATTCGCCCGCAAATTAAGCGAGCTGACTTCGTAATTCGTCAATCCTTCTGGGGCTGATGGGTAGTCCACTAAAAGTCCGTATCGACCGATCAT